ACAGGCGTAACACCAAAAGACTCACCATAAGTCTGATATACTACAGAGGGAGCAGACTCACCGTTTACTGTATCACCGCTATCGTCAGACGATCTATAGTTCTGAATGTAGTCTTCGTAGGAGATAGCCTTCAAGCGGCGAGGACCGTTCTGCTCTGACTCAAGCTTTTTAATGTAGAAAGTATCCCAGTCTACACTTGAGTAATCTGCAGGGAAGCTGTACTGACGTGTACCTGCTGCTAGCGTTTGTGTGTAGGTAGTCTTGAGGAAGGGCCACTCTTGACCCGTCTGTAGAATAAGTCTAATGCTACTATTGATTGCATCCTTAGCTAGAGCTTGAACGTTACGCACGGTATCAAAGCCATCACCTGCTGTATCAAGTGTGACTTCATTCATGCGTCTTAGTAATTCATTAACTAGCGATACGTAAGTAGCCATAGAGTTATCCTACCGTTAAGTAAGCTGAAGGGCCAGCCTCCTAAGAGACCAGCCCGACAGACTAAGTGTAATTAAGCAGCGTTGTAACGTGCTGTGATAAGTGCCTCGGGGCGCAGGATCTTGCGTCCGTAAAGGTGCATACCACGTACAATGTCAGCAAAGCTGTCTGGGTCACGGTAGTTCTCAACTTTGTTGATCTGCTCAGCAGAAGCAACAGCATCGTCCTGACCAGCTACGATAACACCGTAGTTAGCGTCTTGTGCAGTTGTACCAGAAGTACCAGCACCAGTACCTTTAGCAGGCAAAGAGTTCGACACATAAACACGGAAGCCGTGAATGTTGTTCAACACCAGACCGTTTTGCAGGCCAGCACCGCCGAAGTCACCATTCAACATGCGTGAGTCTTCGTCTTTGAGCATCTCTACAAACACTGGGTCAAGAACAACCCAACGTCCACGTGCGTCTACGTTCTGTGTATCCATCTTACGAGCCATACGTGCAAGTACAGTCAATGGAGAAACAGTAGTAGCTGACAGGGCAGTTGCACCTGGCAAGCGTGGAGCCAATGGTACGGAGTCGCCTGCAGTAGCTGTACCAGAGATGGTCAAGTTACCGAAGTCGGTTGCGTCCAAGTGGTTTGCTGTGAGCAATTCACCAGTCAAGTTACCTGCTGTTGGGTGCTGTGCATCACCAGAAGTAGTAGTGATGAAAGCGCCTGCAGATGTGTGACCTGAGAGGTAAGACAGTACGTCTGCGTCCATAGCGTCAGCCATCTTATAGGCAGCACGATCAGCAGCCAAAGATGTGAAGTCTACGTTTGCAAACTGCTCTTCAATGTCATCCATTTTGAAAGCAAAGTAGTTAGCTTTGTCAATGGTGAGCGAGAAGTCAGAGTCATCAAGCTTCTCTACTGAGATACCTGTGTGACGCTGCAGAGCGTTGACTGTTACGTCTGGCTCTTTTTGAATGCGAACTGTGTCGCCTTGGTTTGCAATCTCACCAAAGTAAGAGTTGTTAGTGATTGCGTTAGTTACAGCTGCACGGCGAAGTGCAATCTGTGCTTGTTTGGAGTAGATAATCGGGGAGAAGTTCCCGTTAAATCCACCGCTTGCGGAAGTAATAGCCATAGTAATTTCTCCTTATAGATATGGCGTGAGGATTTACACTGCATACCCACTAAAGAGGCTCTTCGTATTAGGGTGGTCAGCTAAGTTCGTAGGATGGCCTTCCTTTGAACGCTGGGCCTATAGTCTGAGGTAGTTCTTTGATGTGGCTAGTGCTTTATGAAAAGCATGTACAGGCAGTTAATGCCTGACACTGTACATGCCTATAGTTTTATCTATGATTGAATAAGTGTCAAGTTATTTCTTAGACATATCATAAATAAATTTACCAGAGCGCTGAGCTTCAAAGATCTCATCATTGCGCTTCTCGTATTCTTTAAGGCTCATCTTAGCTACTTGTGATTCACTGAGATACCTTGAGGAGTCATCTGCATCCAATGCAGTACGCCCTTTAGCTTTAACTGAGGATGCAGCCGCTTTGTCTGAGCTAGAGCTACTCTTAGTCTTGATACCTTTATCTGACTTATAGAGATCAATAACACGTGCTACAGACTTAGCGTCTTCACTGTTCTCATATAGTGCATCCTGTACAACCTTAGGCTGCTTTTCTGCCCATGTATGAAACGCATCATCAGCACGAATCTCTTGGAAGTCAGGGTGTAAAGATAGTAACTCAGCTTCAGCCTTTTCTCGTTTAGCAGATGCACGTAAAGATTCAATCTCTTTAAGACGCCCATCTAGATCAGCAGAACGTTCATTAGCTTTCTTATCAGCAATAGCCTCTACGATACCTGCAACGTCTGGGTACTTCTTAGCCCATGCTTCTACTTCGTCTTCTGACTTAGGTAGTACAAGTTCATTCTTTGTAGCTGCATCAAGTTGTGACTTAAGCTTATCAAGCTGTGCTTGAAACTCTTTCTCTTTCTCTTGAGTGTGTCGCCGTAGATCACCGTAACGCTTCTTAAAGTTTTTCTCTTCTGCACTTAGATCTTCATCTTGTGCTTCAGCTTGTGGTTCTTCTTCTTGTTTGGTATCACTCTCTGCCTGAACTGTGCGCTCGACAGGCTCTTCGCTATCGGATTCCGCTTCAACAGTTTCTTCTTCTTCTGTTTCATCTGTCTGAATCCCTGCTTGTTTAAACAGAGCTTTTAGTTCCTCTTCATCCCGTTGTACACGAGATATGTTACGATTATGGGACGCTGAGTCCGTCTGAATTGCTTCTGACATTTTATTTCCTTATGTTGGGGCCAGCACTATTGCTGGGTAGCCTTATAGTTATTTGGTAGTTACTTCTTTTTCTTTTTCATCAAGCCGCCTTTGTTCATACCAAACTGACCGCCTGCTCCTCGTGTGGCACCTGCTCTAGATGCTGCTCTATCTGAGGCTGTCGGTGCTGTAGTAGAAGGTGACCTAGAGCGACCAACCTCTGCGATACTTCTGCCTGTGTCGGACGCTTCTTGTCTTATACTTGCAGCACGTTCTATTGCAGCTTTTTGTGCAGCATTCTGTGATTGATCTCTATCTTTACGTAATGCAGCTTCGCTTCGTGCTGGATCACTTAGTAACTCTATTTGAGCATCCATTTCTGCAATAGCTTCAAGTTCTGCTTTCCTTTTAGCCCTTATTTCAGCTATTTTATCTCTGCGTTCTTCTGCAATTATCTTATCTTCAGATGCATAGAAGGCAGCGGCGTTATTTGACACTGGCGCTGTGACTGCAGGTGCTTCAGGCTCATAGACATAAGGCTCCGGCACTCCACCTTTTGTATCAAACATAGGAGAGAGACCTGCTAGTGGGCCTTTGTAGTCCCTAGCACCAGGTTCATCGTTTAGGGATGTAATCTCAATAGACTCAGGATCAGCAATAGGAGCCATACCTGTAGGCATATCCCCTTCAAACGCTGCTCTTACACTAGCATCAATAGCTTCAGCGTCTACTTGTGCATCAACAGCTTCAGCGGCTAGTTGTGCAGGAGACATGTAATCTCTGCCTAGTATTTCTTGCGCTTCAGAATCATCTTTAAATATCTTATCGGCTAAGTTGGGTTTATCAGCTTGATGTACTTCTAGTAGATCTTCATAGAAAGTCTTGTCACTATCAGATATATTAGCTTCTTTAATCCTACGCTTTAACTCGTTTTCTACCTGAGTTGATTGATGCCACATAGCTGCTTTAATTGCTAGTCCTGCAAAGGGGTTTAGCAAACCTGCAATCATAGGTATAGTGCGAGGTGCTAAGTCTCTAGCTTGACTTACCATATCCCTTAACTCGTCAGGTGTCAACTCTTTATAGTTAACGGCTTCTGGTGTAGGCATGTCAGCGACAGTTTTATCATCATTATCGCCACCCATAGGTTGAGCTTCACCTGTATAGACAGGCTGCTGCTGTGCAACACTAGACGCTGCAACACTACCTGTTTCTGCTGCCTCTGCTGCAGCAAGATCGGTGTCTGTAACAACAGGTACATAACCTTCTGGTATGAGAGACATAGGCATACCATTGAAGAACATGATAGTAATCTCTTCACCTGCAGGATTACGGTACTGGCGATATTCCATTAGGCCATCTGCTTGTCCTGAAAGGATGTCAGACGCTGCGTTTACAACACCACCTTCTGCATAGCCATCTACCACCTCAAAGTCGCTATCATCCAGCATAATATCTAGATCATCTACAGGTTCTATGATAGCCATACCCATAGCTGGAACAGGTTCACCACCTATACGACCATTAGCTTCCATGGCGCTAAAGCCCATCTTAGCTTGTGTGCGTAGGTCTTCAAATAGTTTTACACCATGGAAACGTACAACGTCAGCAGGTACGACATACTCACCTTCACTCAGTTGAGCAGGGATGTCATCACGTACTTCTTCTGGCATAGAACCTAGTGGAACTTCGTTACCTGACACAGGATCAACACCCTGAGTGTTATCGGGTACAGAGTCTAAGTCTAGTGTACCACCTTCTGCGAAGGCCATTTCCATCTGTTTATCCATTGCTATACCGCCTTCGTTGAACATTCTTAGTTTACCATCTTTGGTACGTACTGCCATCTCTTTCATCTGTGAGATGGTTGGTTTCTTTACATTCCTAGCTAATACAAGTGGCCCGACTTGTATAATCTCTTCTGCCTCAAACACAGGCATACCTGTTTTCTTGTCATAGAACGCGCTACCACGATATGGGTTCATCCCAACCTGTACCCACTCATCTGAGCCTGATGCAATAATATCTGCTGCTTGACGTTGCAGATCATAAGGGTCTTCAGATGTGTACTCACCAAAGATACGAGCAATGGTAGCCTTGGTTTGTTTATCTGGTTCACCAGTCTTTTTGTTGATAGCATCTTGTAAAGTTTTTCTGTCTGTACGTGTGCCTCTAGCAATATCTAGTGCTGTATCTGCATCAGAACCAAACCTAATGTTTTTAAGTCTGATTGCCTGACCATAGCCTACAACAGTTCCTGCTTTTTGATTTCCGTTGTGTATAGACACAACCCACTTATTGTAGTCATCATAGGCAGGTATGTCTAGGCGAGAAGAAACAACCTGACCTTCTGCTAAGTCA